GGTTGAGCCTGAATTAAAAGAGCCTGACATAGATCCACTCAAAAGTTCAATGCTTGAACTGGTAAATGAAATCAATGTGGAATATGTACTATTGCTTGAGCAGCTGCCATAAGACACCCGTTTTTCCACTTCAAGAATTTCATCCAACCCCATGTTCTTGAACATATATGACGGATCGTTGCTGATGGTGGTGTCTTTGGTTGGATATAAAAAGTAATGCATATACTATGTTCTTTACATTATAAATATACGCCCCAACCAATAAATTTGACCTAAATTAACTCACACGTCCCACAATGTCTTTTGTTGGAAATCTTACTTCAAATATAGACGGATCAATTGATGGATATACCACCTTATCCAATGTAGCTTTGACTATATCATATTCGTATGGAGAATAATCACCATCCCGTAATGTCAAATTTTTGATTTTCAACGAAGAAACAGATTGTACACCGCCGATCTTGGCAATTTCAAGCTCCAAACGACTAAGATTAATTGGTTGACAGAACTGAATATTGTTTATATCAAAGAATTGTTGCACCAAAGTTAAACAGTTTGCCAATACTTCACGTTTGTTATAATTTTTATAAGCAATGATGGTGAAGTCCACCCCGATATTTATTATATATCCATCCAATAAATTTACACTGTCTGTTAACATGCGATATTGATTGAGATAGTTCTTGAGATTTTGGCGAATTGCCTCATTGGTATTTATCAAACGCTGATTGGTATCATAACCAAGCAAATATAGATTGATAGCAAATGGATTATTCTGGTTGATATTCTTGCGATTTGTATTTTCCGCTGAAAATGAATTCACAGACAATTGGTTTGGTTGTGGTTGAATATACGAAGAATCCAAGTTGGTATCCGCTACGGCATATGCTTTGGCAATTGAACCATATTTTGAAGGCATTGCGTATGTTCTTACAACATAATCTTTTTGGGTCACTGCTCGGCCTTGTGCAGAAAAACTTGATAATGCATTGTTGCGAATTTCATCATTGGTTTCTGAACCGCGACCACCAGAAGCAGGAACTGGGTTGTTTACTTTTACAGAACGTCTAACCAAATTTGTCAACCCCTGTTCAAATACCGGCAATTCTGTGATATCTCCAAAGAATTCTACGTTGGTGATGTTCTTGATAGTATTGGCGTTAACATTGCTTTCTAATCCCCCGCCGGTTATATAACGAACGGTCAATGTTGTGTTGCTTGGAGCTTGTCCAAATGCTCTGGACGACAGAAAGTTTGCTGGGTCATAGTTTATGCTCTCATTTCTGAATGTGTTTGGCTTTCCAACCGTATATATATTTGGAACAATAATCTCGTCGTCGGCAATATTTGTTCCGGAACCAAATTCTAAGAATGTTGTATTGTCTGATTCAACTCCTGTAACAAATCGTTTGGATGTGCGAAGATACTTCAACAAGAACGGAACGGTGTCTCTGTGTGAAGAAAGTGACATATCGTTTTTGTATATATTCTCACTTTCAATTGGCACCAAATCTTGTGCAAGATAATCTGTTTCATGCCACCGATTTCCGTCAGAATCATATACATCAAAAACTTCAATGATATTTGTTTCAGAAAGATATATTTTATAAAATGGAGATGGTGCTGATATGCTCACGGTCTTGGTTATCAATTGACCCGAAAATGCTTCAGCGGACTTTTTTAATACATAAAATTCTGGCTGACCAGCAGCGTTGCGTTGATATACAGAAACTTCAAGTGGATCGTTCTGAGTATCTACGGTAAAGTCCACCGGCACACTTGTTAAAAATGAAACGCCAGAATCGCTGGTAGCAGACATACCCGGTTTTATGATTTGAGCATAACTCATATCCGGAACAATGCTACCGTCTTCTGAAATTTTTGATGGCACCAATTGATATACATCAAAATTTGTGACGCTGGGTGCGGTTGGTTTTGACTTGTAGCCCAACGAACGAGCAGAATCAATAATATTTTGACGCTCTTCTGAATTAACCAACATAGATTCTTTGAATTGATAATCTATGTAGTATGATAATACATCACCAACATAAGCCGCCATTTCAATATACATCATGCCCGGCGAAGCATCACTAAAATCCTTGTATGTGTTTGGATAATATGTTTTAGAAAAATCAATCAAAGACTGCTTCAATTGAGAGAAGTCCTTGCTGAGATATTTAATATCTCTTTTTCCCGGTTGAAAAGATTTTGGTGTGTCTAAAATCATATATTATTTGTGTTCATACCAACCTGTAATGTTTGTTGTTCAAAAACTCCAATGGATGGAACGGTGAATACAACAGACACATCCAAGCGATTATAATTATTATCTTTGTTATTCAACACAGACACAGATTGCACATTCACATAACTCATCCATTTGGCAATGTCTCTGCGAATAGTACTATCAATAATTGGAGTCATGTCATCTGTAATATTCTCAAACAAAACATTCCACAACCCAGAACCAAAATCTGGATTCATTCTGCGTTCTCCCTTTTTTGTTTTTAGCAACAAATTTAAGTTGGATTTTACTTGTTCAATTACACTATGACTTTGGTTAAAATAACCCTGCGGCCCATGTGTGATGGGAAGAACTATACCATAAGTCTGTGTTGTATTTGCCATTTTTATGCAGGTCTACCTGACTTTGCTTTGGCATCCATTGCCTTCATCAATTTGGAATAGTCTCTGGTCATAGCGTTTGCTACGGCGGCAATATCCTTGTTTTCGGCCAACACTTCTTTTGGCATATTTTTTATAGTGTCTATAACGGAAGGAACGGATGCCGAATTTTCGTCCGGTACTCCGCCAACCGTCTCGTTCAATATTTGGTTAAATATTGGGTTTGACGAAAAAGTTCTTGGTGCTTGTACCGGCGATTTCTTGATAGGTGCCTCGAAAGTAACCAACGGCTTATTTCTTTGTGCAGAAGCCTGAGATGGTTCTTTTTGTTCGGTAATAACTGGCTGGGCGGTGATTCTTTCCGCCAATACCTCCATGAGATATTGAGGAAGAGAGTTATTTATCTCTTCTCGTACAACCGTTCTGATGATTTCTACTAGTTCTTTCTTGTTCATATATATGATTCCTTTATAAATATAATGTATTTTTGATAATTATCCCGATGGAGGGAAACTGAATGCACTTATTTTATCATTTGTGAATGACGTGGCACCCGAAAGTGTATTGTTTATTGGCGGTGATACCGCCGACAGGTTTAGATTGGCAATTCCACCGGAAGTATTTTCTGCCACGGCACCAGAAACAGTGTCTCCAACCGCACTAGTTGCACTGGAAGCTGCATTTTGGATGTTTCCTTGTATTCCTTGAACTTGATCCTGTATGGATGATATACCGGTCTGGCCCATAGCTCCGCTTACCGCATCACCGACTTGGTTTTTTAAATCGCCAACCGCCTGATCTACCATATCTTCAACAAGCGACTTCAATATTGCACCGGGATTTCCCGAAGATAATGCGGAAATTATTGCAATTGCCCCACCCACCATTGCCATGTTTATTTTAAGACCAGGTGCAAATGGCGGAACTATAGTTGTGTATTTTGTAATTTTATCGGCAATAAACTTTGGTCCGGCACCAAGAAGAATACCGGCTTTATCCAAACCTGGAAAGCTTGGCATGTTTGGCAAATTCAAACTTGGAAGCGGCGGCAGTGATGCTGCAAAATTTGGAAGAGATGTTGATAATCCCATGGTACCCGCGATACCTGACAGGGAAGTTGGACCTCCAAACGCCGCCGATATACCACCAATCGTCGTTGGAGCCCCGAAACTTGCAACAGCGCCTGACAATGTTTTTGGAACCCCACCAATTGTTGAGGAAATTCCAGAAACAGATGCAATGGAAGATAAAGAAGAACCCGCTCCGATAGATATTGTAGGAGATTTTAAAATTGATAAACCGGTGGTTGTCACGCTGTTTGTCATAGCAGACAGAGACGTTGGTGGACTGAAAGACACGGTTGGTGCGGAAAATAATGGAATGTCTGGCATATGTTAATCAACTCCACCGGCAACAAACACTCTACCACTCATGAGTGAACTCAATTGAGAGCGAAGAGCCAGCAAACTAATCTGGGATGCTTGCAGAGACAGCAATTGCTCCGCCCACAAGACTGACGCGGGTGGTAATATAGGAAGTAGGGTTGGGCCAGTTTTGGTCAAATGTAAGTGAGTCTGTAGGGCCATTAGGACTTGAATTTGTGTATTGACATTCAATAACATCCAATCGCACATTGAATACATCCAAGCCACCGTACTTCTACCCAACAACGCTGGCTCATATGTTTTCCCATGGTCTCCCAAATATATCTTAGGAGAATTTATTGTCGCCGTCTTTAATGCGGTTATCGTCATTCTATCAAAGCAGGATATGGAAATTGAGTCGTCACTTGTCATTCCAATTTTCTTTTTCGAGAAGAAAAACATTTCATTAGCTTTCGAAGAAAACACCAACCTATCGCTGTTTATCACAATCTGATCACCGTCCAGTTTTGGTAAACTAACCAACTTGTTTCCTCGTATTATTGCGTTCGTTGTCGTGGGTTGAAAATTTGATACAGTTTTTCCAGAAGTTATATGAACAGACGATCCATCTTTATTTATATCTTCTTCAATGTATCCTTTTGCTGTAAATCCTTCTGGATTTTTGATTGGTGCTTGACGATTACGCAAAATAATCTTTGGATTTCCGCCACCATCTTCATATTCTCCTTCTATACCAGAGTCATTGTTTCTGTTGTCATCGTATGCTCCAAATCTTATAGAAGATCCAAATCTTGATTCTAATATAGTATCTCCTTCATATCTTTTTAGAGCACGAATCTTTGGATTGAATTTAAAATAGTTTCCCAATACTCCTGTATAATTTTCTCCACCAGAAAAATTCAATGTCGATTTTGGTCCAGTGTATGGTTCTCCGTTGTTGTATTCATCTGTATTTTGATCTACCCAACCAGAAACGCGCTCAGTTATAAAACTGGCATTGCTATTTACAACCGATTTGAAGTTTAATTTACGAGAATAAAAATAGCTTTCCATATATCTACCAACAATCACCATTTCATTCATCAACGGCCACTCGGTTATACCAGTATTTTCAATTGGATATGCCCAACCAAGTTGTTCTTTATCTTTACCTCTTTCACTGTTCAAGAATCTAAATTTTATTGCACCAACTTGACCATAATCATTTGTTCCAGCAACCGGTTCACTGCCATCTATGTTCGGTGGAAAATCGTTAGCATCCAATTCATCTGTGAATGCTGGATGTTTATCGTCCAATATAATATCCAGCACCACCGCTTCTTCCAATTCAAAGAAATAACTTGTATCAGGTTTGCGTTCAATAACGAACCTTTTTGAAGCAAGCATGTCATCTTGCTTTATGTTGAGGTCACTTCTGCGTTCTGTTTCTGTGTATGACATTATTTAGGTTCTGCTTTTGATTTTTCTGGAGACTTCATTGTTTTGGCGGTTTCTTCTATAGCCGACATGAGTTGCTTTTTTTCTTCTTCTGTCAATATTGTACCACCACC